ATATTTTGTAGAAAGAAGTTTATCTACCGCAACCACAACCAGAGTCGCACAATCAAGTTGGAATATTGATAGGTTAGATGGAACTGGTGCTTCTGGTATCACATTAGACACCACAAAAGCACAAATTATGTGGATGGATATTGAGTGGTTGGGACTTGGAACCGTAAGAATGGGATTTGTAATCAACGGACAATTTATTCACTGCCATTCATTCCATCACGCAAATGTAATTGAAGGAACTTATATCACAACAGCATCATTACCTTTGAGATATGAGATTGCTAATACTGGAATTACTACAAGCAGCAGCACACTCAAACAAGTTTGCTCTACTGTAATTTCGGAAGGTGGTTATGAATTGCGTGGATTGCAACAGGCAGTAAATACTCCAATTACAGCACCAGTAGATTTACCTTCTCCTGCGGGAACTTATTATCCAGTTATTTCTATTCGTCTCAAAACTTCTCCAAATAGATTAGATGCGATTGTAATTATGACCGCACTATCCATAATGGGTATTGGAAATGGACCAGAATACAGCTGGCAAGTGAGAGCATCAGCAACTACTACTGGTGGAACTTGGGTGGATGCTGGTGTTGATAGTGCAGTGGAATATAAGATTGATGGAGGAACCGCGAGTGGTGGAAGAATTCTGGCATCTGGCTTTTTCTCAGCAACCAATCAATCTTCCACATCAGTAGATATTCTGAAAGAAGCACTATTCAAGTTTCAGTTAGAAAGAAATGGATTGACTGGAACTCCTTATGAATTGACACTTGTATGTGCTACGAATAGTGCTGGTGCTGATGTTTTTGCTTCCCTGGACTGGGAAGAAATTAGTAGGTAATTGAGTATTTTATAAATAACTAATAAAGTCTTTATTATACCAATGCAAAGAACAAAAATAATCACTACTGAGATTGTAATGCCAACTACTGCTGGCACTGCTTCTAGTATTAGTGAAGCAACTTGTGTGAGATTATATAACGGTTCTGGAGCAGCAGCAACTGTAAGTATTTCTACTGCAGTCGGTGCAGCAACTACATTGTCATTTACTATGCCAACTGGCACAGTTGAATTCTTACAAAAACTCCCAACCGATGTGATTTTTGCATCAGCAAATACAGTAAAAGTAGCAAAAGTAGGATTTACCAACTAAGAACAATGAAACTAATCACAGAAGAAATCGAAAAGGTAAAAGTTATTACCGAAGAAAAGAACGGTAAAAAATCCCTTTTTATTGAAGGTATTTTCCTCCAAGCAGACAAACCAAACAGAAACAAGAGGCTCTATGAAATGAGAACTCTTGAAAGAGAAGTTAAAAGATACAATGAAAACTTCATTCAAAAAGGTCGTGCTCTTGGTGAACTCGGACATCCTGATGGTCCTACTGTAAACCTTGATAGGGTTTCACATAAAATTTGTGAACTTTATAGAGATGGAAGCAATTTTATTGGAAAAGCAAAAATTCTTGAAACTCCAATGGGTAAAATTGCCTCTTCACTTTTAGGTGAAGGAGTAATGCTTGGTGTTTCTTCTCGTGGTGTTGGTTCATTGATGCCAACTAATGAAGGTTATTCAGTTGTTGGTGAAGACTTTATGCTTGCAACTGCTGCTGATATTGTTGCTGATCCATCTGCACCCGATGCATTTGTTTCTGGAATTATGGAAGGAAAGGAGTGGGTGTGGGATGGAGGAATCCTCAGAGAGCAACTAGCACAGAAGACTTATAAGAGAATAAATACATTAGTTGACCAAAAAGCACTTGACGAACAGAAACTTAATCTGTTCCAAGACTTTTTATCAAATCTTTAATTTATAAATAAATATAGAATCACGATATAAGTAAATCGGAGAGTTCAAATGTCCCGTGGTAAAAATTTACAAGAAATGGAAACAGGCACTAAACAATCTAAAACTGCTGTGAATGCTAATGCTTCTGCAGCAGAACCAATGCACAAACTTGCACCTGGTGCAGTTGCTGGTCAAACCGGTAATTGGGAAGACCTTGGTGGTCCTACTCCAGAAAACTATAAGTCCACCGATGATTCAGCAAAGCTGAAGACTCCTGGAGCAACTTTAGCACAAGTTAAAGATGTAGTTAACAAAGGTGCTAAAGCAGCAGACCCAATGAAGGGAATGAAAGAGGAGTCTGAAGAAATTGAAGATGAAGAGCTCGTAGAAGACGAGTATGAACTCGAAGAGGGTGAAGAGGATCTAGAAGAAGCTGCTAAGAAATCTTCCGAAGAAGATGAGGAAGATGAAGAGGGTGAGGATGAAGAAGACGAGGACGAAGAGGACGAAAAAGAGAAGGCAATGAAGGAAGCATTCATTGCTATTGAAAATGAAATTGAAGAGGATGTAAATGCTCTTCTATCTGGTGAAGAACTCTCCGAAGAATTCAGAGACAGAGCAAAGACAGTTTTTGAAGCTGCTTTGAATGCTAGAACTCAGCAAATCGAAGAAGCAATTTCACATCATTATGAGCAGAGACTTTTTGAAGAAGTCGAAGCAATTAAAGAAGAATTAACTGATAGAATTGATTCCTATCTAGAGTATGTTGCTGACGAGTGGATTCAAGAGAATGCACTTGTAGTTGAGCAAGGAATCAAGACTGATATGACCGAATCATTCCTTGAAGGAATGAAGGGTCTTTTTGAAGAACATTATGTAACAATCCCTGAAGATAGATATGATGTGCTTGAGAGCATGGTAGATAAACTTGATGAAATGGAGACAAAACTCAACGAGCAAATCGAAAGAAATGTTGCTCTAAATAAGAGACTAGCAGAATCAGTAACTGACGTAATTTTTGCGGAAGTTTCTGAAGGACTTGCACTTTCGCAGAAAGACAAGCTTGCTTCTCTTGCAGAAAATGTTGAGTTTGGTAGTGAAGAAGACTATCGTGAGAAACTAGTCGCATTGAGGGAATCATATTTCCCATCTAATGTAGTTACTCAGAGAAGCACTCAAGATTATATGGCTGAAGAGACCGATTACTCACAACCAGTTACTGGAACAATGGGTGCTTATCTTCAGGCACTTGAGAGAGTTTCCAAAAAGTGATTTTTATATCATAACAAAATCAAACTTACAATTTCCATAAAGAGGTAAACCAAAATGCAAATGTTCAACGCAGAACATCTGCAGGAGAAGTGGGCACCACTCCTAGACTACAATGGTCTAGGTGAAATCAAGGATGCACACCGTAGAGCAGTTACTGCCGTCCTGCTAGAAAACCAAGAGAGAGCACTCCGCGAAGAGCGTGAGTTCCTCTATGAGACTCCAACTGTAAATACTGACCCATCAGCAACTGGTGCTGCAGGTTTCAGTGGTTCAGCATCTGCACCTGTTGCAGGTTTTGACCCAGTTCTAATTTCACTCATTCGTCGTTCAATGCCTAACTTGGTCGCATATGACCTCGCAGGCGTTCAACCAATGAATGCTCCAACTGGTCTCATCTTCGCAATGCGTTCGAAGTATGTTGACCAGAACGGTGCAGAAGCACTATTCAACGAAGCAGATACCGCATTCTCTGGTCAGAATGCTGGTTATGGCAACACTGCTGGTATGACCAATCCAGGTGCTGGATTTGGTTCTACTGCACAAACAGGCTCAAACCCAGGTGTTCTCACCCCAGCTGGTGGAACCTACAATGTAGGTCAGGGTATGAGCACCTCTGAGTCAGAAGCACTTGATGGTAGTGGTTCTTCTGCATTCAACGAGATGGCATTCTCGATCGAGAAAGTCACCGTTACTGCAAAGTCCAGAGCACTCAAGGCTGAGTACTCACTAGAGCTTGCACAAGACCTCAAGGCAATCCATGGTCTGAATGCTGAGGCTGAGTTAGCAAATATTCTCTCAACAGAGATTCTTGCTGAAATCAACCGTGAAGTTATCAGAACCATCTACAAGATTGCTGAGCAGGGTGCAACCCTCAATACCGCAACTTCAGGTGTATTCGACCTCGACGTTGACTCCAATGGTCGTTGGTCAGTTGAGAAGTTCAAGGGTCTTATCTTCCAAATCGAGCGTGATGCAAACCAGATTGCACAAAGAACTCGTAGAGGAAAGGGCAACATGATTCTCTGCTCAGCAGATGTTGCTTCAGCACTCACCCACGCAGGACTTCTTGACTACACCCCTGCACTTAATGCAAACCTCAACGTT